ATTTTTTGATAACCTAAACTATTATATGTTGATGCCATAAATCTCCTTAAGCTGCTTCACTATAACTGGTATTTGATCCTGTTGCAACATTTGTATACGATGTATTTGATCCTGTGTCAACATCTTGATAATGTTGAATTCCAGGAATTCCTACAGACAGTGTTCCTGAAACTCCAGTAGGAATCACAATAACATCTCCAACTATTGTTGGTGTTCCTATGGAAGTAGTAGCAGAAACTCCTGTGAGTCCCATTACATCGGCAGGATCTAAAGCCCCTACACTCGATGTAGCTGAAACTCCTGAAGGTTGAACGGTAGGATTAGAAGTAATTTCAGGCGCTCCAACAGCACTTGTTGCTGAAAGCCCAGTTAAAGCAGTTGTGTTATAAGATCTTGCAGTTGGTGTTCCAAGAGTTGATGTCGCTGAAACTCCTGTTAAAGGAACTCCAATTATTACATTTAATGAACCATCGGCAGTAGTTGCAGAAACTCCTGTTAAAGAGACTGTTACATCCGAAACCGGTGTAACGGTTCCTAAAGAAGTAGTAGCCGAGACTCCTGTAAGTCCCATAACATCCGCAGGTGTAATTGCTCCTACACTAGTAGTTGCTGAAACTCCACTAGGTCTAACGACTCCTTCGTCAACTGATCCCCAACCATTGTATCCCCATTCAAGAGTACCCCAGCCAGGTTGAACATAAGCGTCAACGCTTCCTACTGTAGTTGTTGCAGAGACTCCTGTTAAGGTAAGAGTAACGTCAGCTTGTTGACCCCAGGTATTTTGACCCCAGGTGGTTAAGGCTTGATTCCAAGTATTAGCCATAAGGAAGGACTCCTTACGCTATCTGGATGATCGCTGTTGATGCCGCCGCTGCTGGAAATTCTATTGTGAAAGTTCCACTAGTAACGGTTTTGTCTCCACCAAAATCAATGGCACAAACTGCAGCGTCACTTGCGTGCGAATCATTAAAAATTAAACAACCTCTTGCAGTGAAGGAAGCTGATGTCCAACTTGTATCTGCAAAATCACAGATCGCTGTATCCGTCGACAATACAGGAGTTACACTTGTTAGAGCGTTTCCTTTTGCTGTATAGCCACCAGTAGTCGCTAACTCTTCTGTAGTTGTGTAGACAGTTGTAGATTTATTTAAAACTGCATCACTGTCATATAATGCTAAATTAAAAGTATTACCTGTAGATGCCGTAAAATTATGTTCGGCTTCTAAAATTTCTTGTTTGAAACTGTTGCAAATTGCTGATGTGATAGCCATAATTTTTATTCCTGTTATTGAGGAGGAGACTCGATAGGTATACGAACAGTTCCATCCGTATAATCATCTCTTCGTCTTCTACCTATTTGCATTCCTGCAAATTTCTCTACTTCTTGTTTATACTTGTTTTCATAATGTGTCAACATATCCATTGGTCCTTTTAAATACCCATAAGTCTCTGCTAAACAACAGTATAATAGCCCTTGAGGAAAATTTAAGCTAATATAGTTGGTTTCATTGCCCGATTCTAAAGTAGCTGGCATTAAATTATAATGAACTTGAAAGGCATAATTAGCATCAGGAACTGGAGCAAACATCATTCTTCCTGAAGTAGTATCCGATAAACCAGTGGCTCCTCCAAACATTGCATAATATTTAGGCTTTGCTCTTTTAGCGGATTCTGTTGAAGGAACATATTCTTGTAAAAAAGTTTGATCTCTTTTCAACATCCAGTCGTTAGCCCCTGTGGTTACAGAAGTAGAATCATAAACCTGAACCCCTCTAATAAATACAGCGCCTGCGGGAGCATTAATAGTGGTTTGTCCGGTCACTAAATTCCCTGTTTGAGCTTTTCGATCTGAATCAACGGGCACATCGTACATGATTCTTTGTTGCGCGTTTAAAATAAGATTTTCCAGTACAGCGGTTGTAAGAACTGTATCTCCTACTTCTGTGTAGTTTCTGATCATGGTTACTAATGTTGTATAACTAATTCCTGACATTATGGTCTCTCATTTACTGGTCCACCGAAAGCGAAAAATCCTCCGCCTGTTTCCGTACTGGACGCATTGTTTTTTAAACTAAACGTAAAACTATTACTCACTGTAACCGATCCTGGGGGAGAAGCAATAGTTTCGGTTGTTGTTTGTTTTGTTATTAAGTAAGATCCAAACACTTTAGCTCCACTACTATGAGCAGCAGCTGTCGTTGCTAAAGGTTGTACTCCATTGACGGGACCTGAAGTTCCTCGGGTTATTCCTGATAAAGTATTAGTTCCAGTATTATTGGCTGTATAATAAATTGTTTCACTGGCATCATTTCCCTCACTATCAAAAAATTGAATGCACGCATATCCTGGTGCTACAAACTGAGATGAGTCAGCTAATACAATACTCGTTGCACTATCTGTTACATCTCCATTTAAAGTAGTTGTTAATTCTAAAGTAGATTTTAATACTCCTCCAACAGCGTTACTAACATTCGTAAATCGAATTGCATCACTAGTTGAAAAAGGTTGATTCTTACATTTCACTGTAACCGATGCGCTACTTCCCGTAGTTGTAAAAGGATTATTATCTAAAACAACTGCCGTTGCAAAAGCCTTACGTGCAGGTTTTGCATGAGCCAAGCCTTGTGGATCACCGACCACGGGTCGTGGCATTAATTGTGGTTGCTTCGGAGTGTATTCAGAACTATGCACCCACATACCTGTCCACTCTTGAACCATTTCCCTATAAGGAAAAGCAAGACCAGATCGGTCTGAAATCATTTGTGCATATTTACCTGATGAATAAGCTGCCATTATGTAATTGCTGGATAATACGTCTTAGGTGTTATGAAAGTACTAGACGCTGATCCATCCTCCGCTAAAGCTCTTGCTAATTCATCTTCATAAAAAAGTTTCATTTCTTGTGAACGTTGTGGTGAAAACTTTTGACTTAAATAAAAAGCTAAGCCTGCTGTCATACAAGGTACAAAACGATAAGGTATATTTGTTGCATTCGTGAAGATACCTGCATCTTCAATTCTTTTAGTATAAAATAATTTTAATTTATTATTAGCCCCAGCTGCTGAAGAACTAGCTGTAGGATAAATTGTTAACGTGACTTTATCAATGAATCTTTGGACCCAAAAATTAGAAGGAGTGCTTTTAGTTTTTTTATCTCCATAGCCTGCATATGTGGATCTATCAATTTTAGTCATGGTAGTATCAGATTGTGTACCACCTGTACTGTTAATGTATTGACGATAAGAGCATTGAGAAATATCTGCAAAACCATAAATTGAAGTGTCAGCTGCATTAGCATCCGTAACACATGGAGAACTTGTACCATCTGCACTAGCCCGATAAAAATTATATTCAGCTTGACCTTCAACTAACGTTACATTAGTTGTGCCGACTTCCCAATAGTGAAGTCCTCTATTGCCCCATTCTTGAAATATAATATTTAATGATCTACGTGCCGAACGAATTTGATTACCGGAACTACCTACTAAGCCAATACGCTCGTAAGCATCTACGATAATATCATCGATCGCGTACGTCTTATCAAAAGTGTACGTACCTGAAGTAGTATTAGCCATGAGTTACCTCTTACGTAAATGTGCCAGTAACTACTAAAAAATCACATCCGGATAGAACCGCATATAATCCAGTATCACAATAAATTCCTTGGCCAGGAACATAGAAGTGAGTCCATTCACCATCTGCAGTTCCAAATTTAAGTTCAGCAACTAGATCACTAGCTGTTGTACCAGCAACTGAATCATAAATTTTTACACTTGCATCAGCAGCACTAGCTTGTGCACTAATCGCCATGATTCTGGCTTTAGTAATATTAGTTGCAACTGTTTTAATATACTTTTGAAGTTGTGCTGTTGCAGCGACCGCAATGGTTTGTTTTACATCTGTTTGCATTTAGTCTCCTTAGTCGTGAGCTCCCGAAGGAGCTCACAGTATTTTATTAGCTTAGGTTATTATTTTGTTGGTACAAAATAGTAGCTCTAATTTCACCTGCTGAAGTAGCACCAGTACTCGTCCACGTCAATTTTAGGTCTGCAGTTCCTGTGTCA